CTAAGTTTGTATGAGCAAAGTTTTAATAGGTGTAGTTTTTGTTTTAACAGCTATAACTTATTATTTATTTACCCAAAATCAAACACTTACAGCCAATAATCTTGCATTAGAAGGAGCTGTTGCCACACAAAAGGAAGCAATTGAAAGCTTGCAAAACGATTTTACTTTACAAACAAATAGTTTATTAGAGCTGCAAGGCAGAAACCAAGAGATTCAACAAGAGATGTCAAGATACCTTGACATATTTAAAAGACATAATTTAACCAAATTAGCAGCAGCTAAACCCGGGCTTATAGAACCAAGAGTAAATAAAGGAACCAAAGATGTATTTGATAGCATTGAAGAAGATAGTCGCAACATTGACAGTCTTGATGATGGCTTGCAGTTGCAGTCTGCTACCAACTAAACAGGTAGAGATTGTATCTAAGCCTATAGAAAGAACTATAGTGCAGCCTATTATGCCTAGGGAAATAGACCTTAAAGACCCTTATTGGTATGTAGTATCAAATGAAAATATTGATGAGTTTTTAGTGCGAATAGAAAAAGAAAGCGGTCAAGTTGTATTTTTTGCAATGTCAGTACCCGATTATGAGCTTATGGCTTACAACATGCAGGAATTAAAGAGGTATATAAATGAACTTAAAGAAGTTGTTGTCTATTATAAAAAAGTTACGACACCAAAAGAAGGAGATAATTAAAATGAAGATATCAAATGAAGGCATTAATTTAATTAAATTTTTTGAAGGCTGTCCTACGGATAAAGACGGCAACGTAGTTAGTTACAGGTGTGCAGCCAATAAAGCTACTATAGGTTTTGGCAGTCTAAAATTAATAGATGGTAGTCCAGTAAAAGACGACATGACTATAAGTAAACAAGATGCTGAAGATTTACTTGCACACGAATTACACGAGTATGAAGGTTATATTAATGACATGGTAAAAGCAGACCTTAAACAAAATGAATTTGATGCTTTAGTTTCATGGGTTTTTAATCTAGGTCCAAGCAATTTGCGAGCCTCTACACTGCTAAAGGTTTTGAATAACAAAGACTGGGCAGATGTTCCAAACCAAATTAAAAGGTGGAATAAAGTCGCAGGAGTACCTAACGAGGGATTGATGAAAAGAAGAAATGCTGAAGCCTTATTGTTTGAGGGCAAAGAATGGGGTACAGTTTAACTGACATGTTTGTTTGTGGATATTCACGAATATCTCCTCTCTCTCCTCAACAGCGTGTCAGGAGAGTCAAGCGTCCTTTAAAACATTTTGGCTCTCCACCTAATGCTTAATTTAGAAAACATAAAATCATTTGATGCTTTATCAAGAGATGAGCAAGTAGAAGCATTAACTCTCATAGATAAATGGAAAAACTTAAATGCAAGAGATAGATGTCGAGGTGATTTTTTAGAATTTGTAAAATTTCATTGGGAGGGATTTATTATGGGAAGACACCATAAAATCCTCGCAGAAAAACTAAATCGTATAGCACAGGGTAAATGTAAAAGACTTATGGTTATGCTGCCACCAAGACATTCAAAATCAGAATTTGCCTCTACCTATTTTCCCGCATGGATGATGGGTTTAAATCCAAGTTTAAAAATTATACAAGCAACCCATACAGCAGAACTAGCTGTAAGGTTTGGTAGAAGAGTTCGTAACATCATTGATACCGATGAATACCAAGCTATCTTTCCTGAAATAAACCTATCAGGCGATAATAAATCAGCAGGTCGTTGGACAACCGATGATGGTGGAGAAGCCTTCTACTCAGGTGTTGGTGGTGCAATTACAGGTCGTGGTGCTGATTTACTTATCATAGATGACCCACATTCTGAGCAAGATGCTATGTCTCCTACTGCTATGGACGCAGCTTGGGAATGGTACACATCAGGTCCAAGACAAAGATTACAGCCCGGAGGCACTATTGTACTTGTGATGACAAGATGGAGTACCAAAGATTTAGCGGGTAGATTATTAAAAAGACAGTCAGAAACACACGCTGACCAGTGGGAGGTTGTTGAATTTCCTGCAATTATGCCTGAATCAGAAGAACCTTTATGGGGTGAATTTTGGAAAAAAGAAGAGTTATTATCAGTAAAAGCATCACTGCCAATATCTAAATGGAACGCACAATGGATGCAGAACCCAACTGCTGAAAGTGGCTCTATAGTCAAAAGAGAATGGTGGAACACTTGGGAAAAAGAAGGTATACCAACTTGTCAGTGCATAATCCAAAGTTACGATACAGCCTTCAGCGCAAAAGAAACTGCTGACTATTCGGCAATTACTACATGGGGTATTTTTGACCCCGAAGATGGCAGCGAAAGCGCAATTGTATTATTGGATGCAAGCAGACACAGAGTTGACTTTCCTGAATTAAAAAACATAGCACTAGAAGAATATAAATACTGGGAACCGGATATTGTACTAATTGAGGCAAAAGCAAGTGGTACGCCATTGACACAAGAACTTAGAAAGATAGGAATACCAGTACAAGCCTACTCACCAAGCAGAGGACAAGATAAGGTTGCAAGAATGAACTCTATTGCACCTATGTTTGAAAGTGGTATGGTATATGCTACAGAAGACGCTTTTGCAGAAGAGGTTATAGAAGAGCTTGCTGCTTTTCCCTTTGGTGAAAATGATGACTTTTGTGATTCAACAACCATGGCTCTAATGAGAATTAGGCAGGGTGGATTGATTGATTTAGACAGCGATTATAAAGATGACATGTCTATGGATAGAAAGGCATTATCATATTATTAATTTTATGGATATAATGGATTTACTGTGATTGAAAACAAAAATCAAAATGAACGGTTTAGTAAGAATAAAATGTTTTTACAAAACTTTCATAATGACGTTTTGCAAAAAGGCAAGCAAGGCAAAGAAGGCAAAGATACAGTAACTATGAAAATAGTTTCAGTTGGCGATGCTCCTGACAGACATTACTTGTTGCCTGCTTTTGACCCAGTAACAGGTGAGGTTATGACAGATAATGACAAGATTTTAGACAAGTATAGGTCTTTAATAGAATCAGGAACTATACAAAGTTATAAAAATCCTGTTGATGCAGAAAAAGATAGAGATGTTATGTACAAAGAAATTATAGGTGTAAAATAAAAAAATGGTTACAGAAAGACAATTAGGAACAGAAAACAATCCTGACGTAATAGACCAAAGCAAGTCTGTTAACGTGCCTGTGGATGAGTTTGCTGTAAATGCACCCGAACCAACATTTGATGAAGCAATGATTGATGCTATGGAGATTACCATAGGTGAAGACGCTATATCTTTTGATGAGCCAATGGAAGAAGCGCAAGAAGAAATACCTTTTGACGCTAATTTGGTTGAATATTTAGATGATTCTATTTTAGGTTCGCTATCTTCAAAACTTATCTCTTCAGTTGAAAACGATAAAGAGTCAAGAAAAGAATGGGAAAAAACATATACTGACGGTCTTAAATATCTTGGTATGAGGTTTGACGAACAAAGAAGTCAGCCGTTTGAAGGCTCTAGTGGTGTCATACATCCAATATTATCTGAAGCAGTAACACAGTTTCAAGCACAAGCTTATAAAGAGCTATTACCTGCACAAGGCCCAATAAAAACACAAATAGTAGGCAGAAGAGATGCTGAAAGAGAAATGCAGTCTGAAAGAGTGTGTGAATTTATGAATTATTACATCATGAATGAGATGCCTGAGTATGACCCTGATTTAGACCAATTGTTGTTCTATCTACCGTTATCAGGTAGTGCTTTTAAGAAAGTGTATTACGATGCAGCCAAAAATAGGCCTATGTCCAAGTTTATTCCTGCAGAAGATTTGCTTGTACCTTATAACGCAACAGACTTATTATCAGCAGAAAGAGTTACTCATGTAGTCTCTATGAGCAACAATGAAGTAAGAAAAATGCAGTTATCAGGATTTTATGCTGATGTAGACTTAAATGATAACGAGTCTGTAATTAGAGATAACATAGACAAAGAAATAGACAAAATACAAGGTGTTGAGCCTGATTACAGCGATGATGAACAAAGAAGAATATACGAAATACACACTGTTGCAGAAATAGAGGGGTTTGAGGATGTTGATGATATGGGTGAGCCGACTGGTTTAAAAATACCTTATATCATTACTATAGATGACTCATCGCAACAAATATTGTCTATTAGAAGAAACTATGTGCCTGAAGACGTATACAGAAACAAAATAAATTATTTTGTACAATACAAGTTTTTACCGGGACTTGGTTTTTACGGATTAGGTTTATCACACATGATTGGTGGCTTATCTAAAGCCTCTACATCAATATTAAGACAGTTAATAGATGCAGGAACATTAAGCAACCTGCCTGCAGGTTTTAAAGCAAGAGGAATTAGAATAAGAGACGAAGCCTCACCCTTACAGCCGGGAGAGTTTAGAGATGTAGATGCACCCGGCGGAGCATTAAGAGATTCTTTAATGCCATTACCTTACAAAGAGCCAAGCAATGTTTTATTTAGCTTACTTGGTTTATTAGTAGATTCAGGCAAAAGATTTGCAGCTATAGCTGATATGAATATCGGTGATAGTAATGCAGCAATGCCTGTTGGAACGACAGTAGCTCTTTTAGAAAAAGGCACCAAGGTAATGAGTGCTATACATAAAAGATTGCACTATGCACAAAAAAATGAATTTAAAATATTAGCAAGAATCTTCCAAGAGTTTTTACCACCTGTCTATCCATACGAAACAGGAAGCGGCTCTAAAGAAGTAAAAGTAGAAGATTTTGATAACAGAGTAGACGTAATACCGGTATCAGACCCTAACATTTTCTCTATGAGCCAAAGAGTTATTATGGCTCAAGAGCTATTAACAATGGTTCAATCAAACCCTGAATTACATGGTCCACAGGGTATTTATGAGGCTTACAGAAGAATGTATGCAGCCTTGGGCGTAGATAATATAGAAACTTTACTTATGCCGCCTGCTGACAATACACCAAAACCTGTTGATGCAGGTATAGAAAATAGTGGATTATTGCAAGGAATACCACAACAGGCGTTTCCTGAGCAGAACCATGAAGCACATGTAGAGGCACATAAAACACTATTTTTAACACAAGCTGTTATGATGAATCCACAGCTTCAATCTGTAATTATTGCTCATGTAATGCAGCATTTACAATTTATGGCTAATCAAATAGCTGAACAACAAATGCCACCTGAAGTACAACAACAGATACAAGGTATGTTGCAACAAGCACAACAGGCAGACCCACAAACGCAAGCAGGCATGCAACAGCAAATACAAGGAATTATAGAAAGCTTTAGCTCTCCTATTCTTGCTCAATTATCCAATGAATTTTTAACTTCAGTACAACCACCACAGCAAGACGACCCACTTGTTGCAATAAGACAACAAGAACTTGGATTGCGTGACAAAGAAATTGAAATGAAGAACCAACAATTTATGGCTAAAGAACAACAAGATGCCATGGAAAGCGGTACTGAGCTTCAATTACAACAACAAAAAGCTGACCAACAAGCTTTAATTGGTAATGAAAAAAATGATATTGCCAAACAAAGACTACAGCAACAAGCTGAGTTAAAACTAATAGACTTACAAGCGAGGATGAATAAATGACAAGTTCAATTAACGAAAAAATAGTAGCACAAATAAAACAGAAAAAAGCTGAAATAAAAGCAGCAGAAGCACCAAAGGTTGAAGAAATTGCACCAGTGGTTGAAGATGCAAAAAGAGCTAGAGACGATAAAGGTCATTATATAGCAGACGACCTATCTACTCCTGATGTTAATGAAGCATGGGAGGGTGGTAAAGCACCAAAGAAAAAAGCTAAAAAGACTGTTGCAAAGAAAAAAACAACAGCAAAGAAGAAAACAGTAGCCAAAAAAACTACTAAAAAGAAAACCAAATAAGGAGTAACTATGAAAGCAAAAACTTCCATCACAATAAAAGGTCAAGGAAGCATTGCCTTGTCGCAACCAAAAAAGGTAAAAGTGGACACAGCACATAAACCGGGTTATGGCAAAGGAGTAAGCAGAGGTAAAGGAGCTGCATTACGAGGCAATAAGTTTAACGGCATATTTTAAAATATGGATAGGTATGATTTTATTCATGCTCTCCGTAAAGACTTAAATCAAAGAGAGGAGCAAATTAAGGATATCTTAATGTCAGGTGGCATTAAAGATATGGAAAAATATCAATTTTTAATGGGTGAAATATCTGCATTATCCTATATTCATGATAAGATAAAAGAACACTTACATGAAAAAGGAGATTTGAATGAATAGTGAAGCAGAGAAAAAAGTTGATGAGAAGATAGAAGAGGAAACTATTAACTTAGACAAAGCTTTTGTTGAAGAGGACAACAGAGTTTTAGACCCCAGTTTATTAGATAAAAGTATTCTTGAAAGGATGCCTCAACCAACTGGTTGGCGCATGTTGGTACTCCCTTATAAAGGTAAAGGAGTATCAGAAGGTGGAATCCAGTTGGTAAAGGAAACCATTGATAGAGAAACCCTAGCAACCGTTGTTGCCTATGTTGTAGCCATGGGTCCTGATTGTTATAAAGACACAAAAAGGTTTGCAAAACCTTGGTGTGAAAAAGGACAGTGGATATTAATAGGTAGATATGCGGGTTCTAGGTTTAGGTTGGCCGATGAAAGCGAAGTCAGAATTTTAAATGATGACGAAGTCATAGCCACTATTTTAGACCCTGATGACATTGTTTCAGTATAAGGAGAATATATATGAACGAAATTAATAATGAAAATCAAGTGGAAGCAGAAGATATTGTTGTAGATGTAGAAGATACACCTATTAACGAAGAACCTGTAAACGAAACCGACTCAGGCGGAGACGATGAACTTGATAAGTACACTAAAGGTGTATCAAAAAGAATAAACAAGCTGAATGATAAAATTCGTATAGCAGAACAAAAAGCTGCTGAATATGAATCCAAATACACACAGCTTTCAAGCGAATATAACTCAGTTAAAAGTAGAGCTAATGTTTTAGACAAAAGCTACACTGAGGAATATGAGAATCGTGTTAAATCTCAAAGGCAACAAGCAGAAGATTTATACAGAAAAGCAAGAGAAACTAACGACCCTGACCTAGAGGTAAAAAGCGTTGAACTTTTAAACAAGGTTTCTTTAGAAGAAGAAAGAGTCAGATTGGCTAAAGTACAGCTTCAAAGCCAAGAAGAACAGAGTTTTAAAAATGTGCCACAAAGTGTACAAAATGTGCCACAACAAGTGTATGATAAACCTAAGCCTGATTCTAAAGCAGTTGAATGGCAAAAAGAAAATGACTGGTTCCAACAGGACAGAGTCAAGACATACACTGCAATGGGTATTCATGAGGACTTAATAAACGAAGGTTTTGACGGTCATGATAATGAATATTATGAAGAATTAGACAAAAGACTTACAAAGGTTTATCCTGAATTAAGGAAAAAACCTGAAGGCGTATCAAAAGATACCAACTCAACTGTGCAAAGAGTTGCTTCTGCTTCCTCCGGAAGTCGCCAAGGAACACAAGGGAAGAAAAGCGGTATTAAAATTAATTCTAACCATGCTTCCGTAAAGAGCAATTTGAAACCTTACGGAATGTCACAAGAAGAGTGGCTGAAAAGAGTAGGTAAAGAAATGATTAAACTTGAAGGAGCAAAATAATGGACATAGATGCAATTGAAAATACAACACGCCAATCTCGTGATGACGAGCAACACGATAAAAACGCTAGAAGAAAACCATGGCAGCCTGCGAGGATGCTTGAAACTCCGCCTGCTCCTGAGGGATATCAATACCGATGGATTAGGTCAGAGTATGTAGGTGTAGAAGAC